TCACTCAAATAAGTGGCACTTGAGCTTGGATTAGTAGCTGTTAAAACAGGCGTATCTGTAGCAACAAAATCGGCATTAGCATCAGGGAATATTGCTTTTACTGTGTTATAGCATTCTCCTGTATTTGGTTTTGTAACTACTTGTATGGGTTCTAATAGATTATCGTCTGTGATGGTCATATCAGCAGTGCCAGATGCACCTGCAAAAATGCAGAACTTACCATTTACATAAGTGATCTTTCCTGCCATTGAACTAAGAATGCCTTCAAGCAACGCTGAACCATCGGCACTAAAGTTAGAGAATCCATTACTGGTGTAAGAGCTTTCACCAAAACTTAGAGTTGTTGTATTGTTTATAGTTATTGGAGTATCTAAAACTATTTGATGTGTACTGCCACCTGAACCTGTTAATAATTTACTAACTACTTTTACAGTTTCAGTAATACCTGTCCCAGTAACTTTATGACCAACTTGAATAAGCAGATTGTTTGTTTGATTTGTGAGATTTACAGTTGTTGAATTATTTACAGCACCATTATTAACTGCTGTAGTAACTGCATTTAAAGTATCGCAAGTATTTGCAGCTTGTCTAAAACTTCCAAGAAACTCGTTTCCTGTGCTTCCTGTAAGATTCAGTTCGCTTTCTGTAGCTTTTAATCCATAAGTTGTATCTTTTAAATAATCTAAAACATGAAGTGCAGGATTAGTTGAAAAAGTATGAGTTGCAAGATTTCCAAATGTTTGGTTTGAATCTCTTGGGTCAAAAACTTTTTTACCTTTTACTATGAATGAAAATGGAGGAATACCACCACCAAATGCTTCAGAGTCAAATACCATCTCAACAAAAAGATAAGCACAATCTATAAATTTATCATTAGCACCTAAAGAAGAATTACTTGTAATTGTAGAATCTGCTGTTGTTTGTGAGCCATCCTTAAATACAAATCGCATCAAACGACCACTGCCAAAGTCATTTTCATTATCAGTATTTGTATATTTAGAATTAGTTACAACCCTGAATCCAGAGTTTGCACCTGAACCTGCAACTGAAGTTATAGTTTCATCGTTGATTTGTATAGATTCAAGCGATTCTATTTCGTGTCCTGCTAGGACAATAATCATTCTTAATTTATGATTATCTGTTCCTGCAGTTTCTAAATGTGTAACAGTTCCACCAACTCTACAACGTCCATAGATTAATTGTCTTGGTGCTTGTGCATCTCTTCCTGCAATCTTGGAGCCAAAGTTATCACCTACAGCACCCATGTTTTTTGACATCAAGCCACCAACTAATGTTGATAATCCAGTCATTGCTGCCATTCTTGCTGCAGTTTTAAAAAGTGCTTTTACAGTAAATTTTTCAGCTATTCCAAGTAATGCTCCCTTGGTTAATGCTCCTCCTGTTGCAATCACTACAAAAGCTACAACAAAAACTTTTACTGCATTCTTAACGTGCTTCAATTAATTCTCCATGCTTCTATTATTTTAAAGTCTTTGAGAACAACGATACCCTCTTCGTTGACACCTAATGTCTTTGCACCATTGAACATGCCACAGACATTATTATCATCTTGTTCCATCACAATTAAGTCCCCTTTTTGTAAATAATTCAAATCTACTTTTTCAAGGTCTTTTCTCTTAGATGCCTTCTTTATGCTGTTTTTAAGGGTATTTCCGTAGTCTCTAATCGTTTCTAAGGCACTTTCTTTATCATCCCAATGCAATTCCTTCGGTATCAAAGATTGCCCTGTCATCGCCTTTATACAAGCATCCGAAAAAAGACAACAATCCCACTTACCCCACTCAAAAGGTTTGTCCATATTGGCTTCTACAAAGTCATCAAATTTGATTTGCCAGTCTATTTGTTTCCTCATTTGATTTCTGTTCCAACCTTGTCATTTCTTGGTGTACCTGCTCCACTTCCACTACCTCTTCCACCTGAACCTCCACCAGTATTTGTAGATGATCTTCCCCATATTATCTCTCTATCTGCCATCGCTTGAACTCTGTTGAAACAGGAATCTGATGAATCAATAAATTTTTGTGATTCTTTTGTATATCTAAGATTGGATGGTCTGCTTAAATCTATTAATCGGTTTTCTGCATCTATGTTGATGGTTGAACCATTTGGGTCATCATTAATACTCATGCTTTGCATACGTCCATTGAAAATTGTGCTTGTTCCTGCTGATACATCTGTGCCACCAGAAAGAAATCCCATAAATATTGTAATAGGTCTGTTCTGATAATTTTCCGTGAGTGCCATATCAAGCACAGTAGCATCCATTCCTGCAAGAGATACCGAAACCCCTGTAGATGTAAGTTCTAAATTATCTTCGGTTTCACTTATCTGTAAAAGTGTACCCACTCCAAGATAGGTTTCTCCACCCACTGATAAATCACCATCACCAGACCAAACTCTAACAGCACCACTATCAAAGTCAGCTTTAACTGCAAAGAATATTAACTGATGGTCATCATCAAGAAAATCTGTAAACTTGCCTGTAAATCCTTGTCTGTTTGACATTTAAACAACCTCAATACAATTAAAAGTAATACCAAAGTTTGAAATCTGGTCTGCATCCCAACTTACATCTTTTTCGGCTAATCTAAATAAACCCTTTGCAGGATTAAAATAAACTCTATGATTATTTGTTATTTCTGATCTTAGTTTTGGCTCTGTTCTTATGCTATAAGTATTTTTTGCACTTCCTCCATTATCGGTCTCAGTCGCATTTTCTGTAACCATTACATACTGAACTGGCTCGTATAAATTTGGTGAACTTGTTGTACTTGCACTTATACCTAAATAATCGCCTTTAAGAATTGTGCCAGATGAACTATTCGTAGAAGCATTAAATATAAGACCTTTACTGCCTTTGACATTATCTTTAATTGTGCAACCTGCTACGTCTGCTTCGGTGGTTAAAGAATTGCTATCTACAGGGTCAACAACTACTGTATATGCATTTGTTATTGAAGTGATTTTATGTGTTCCATTATTTGCAGAATTTGAAGAACCAGTAACAAAAATAAAATCGCCCTGAACTGAGTTAGCAAAAGGTGTTGTGTTGCTTGGTGCTGTTATAGTGCTTGTTTCAGATGAAAAGTCTAACTCTATGTTTGTTTCGTTTACTCTTGTTTTTGAAATAAGGGAAGCAGAACTATATGTTCCTCTTGGTGTTAAGGCATCAGGGTCTGCAAATCTAAAATTATTTACACTTCCATTTAGTTCTAACAGAAATGATTGCCAATTAAGAGCTACATCTCTTCGCATTGGTGGAAGAGTTACACTAGCTTCCCAGAAGACACCATCAAATTCTTGGGTTCTTATTTTTCCTGTATAGGGTGATGCTACAGCACCTATTGCTCTGACTAACCTAAAATTACTTCTGACAAAATTAGGTGTAGTTGGCATTGTTATTAGTTTAGCCACCGATTAAACTCCTCCTAAATGAGCCACCCCTCATAGCAGATTCTTGCACAGCACCTTTTGTTACTTCTGCTATTTGAGGTAGCATTGACATAACTTCTGCTCTAACTGTTGGTACAATACCTGTGGAGAAGTTTACATTTTGATAAATATTAACAGGTTGTCCACCCATAGCATTTTTACTGTTCATGTTATTAAGTAATGTGCCACCTGTATTTGGAACAAAGATTTCTGCTCCTCTCTCCCCTACAATTGTTGGGGTGTTTCTTTGTAAAGTTCCTCCACCTGCATCTCCTGTACTTGCAGGAATGATTGATAATTTACCAAGTTTATTTCTTCCTAAAACATCAAAAGTTCCTTCACCAAAAATACCATTTAATATTCGGTTGACTACTCCAAGTTGTAAGAAGATAGCAACAATCTGACTAACTATATTTCTTGAAAAATCTTTAAATGACTCTAAAGCATTTTGACCTGAAAGGATTGCATTTACAAAGTCATCTGAAAAAGCTAGAGCTTGTGCTTGTATGACCTCTCTTAAATGATCTCCTATTTTGATAGAATTTTCTGATGCTTCATTGAGTCCTAAAATAGCATCTATTAGTTCTTGCACGTTTGCAAAACCACCTAGCATTTCTTGTAAAATTTCTGCTCTTCTTCTAGCTTCAACACCTTCAAATGCTTTGAAAAATTCTCTTTCAGTGTTTGGAAACATTCTTTCACCAAAATTATCTGGCATAGTAATCATTTCAAGTGCAAGTTGTGCTTGAACTGCAGCATCTAATGTATCTTTTATTAATTGACCCATGTTTTCTTGAAAGTCTTCAAGTTTAAGTTTAGTTGGGTCAAGTTTTTTGATTAGAGTATCTAAAAATGTAAATTCAGCAAATTCATCTGGACTTAAAACATCTTTTAGTGTTTGAGTGGTATTTACTAACTGGTCAAATGTTTCAGTTATGTCCCTAGCACCCTCTTTAGAATCATCTAATGCTGCCATTATTGCAAAAGCAATAAGTTGAAAATTTTGTAATACAGTTCCAGAAAAATTGCTTAAATCACTACTTAAAAATCCAATACTTTGTCCGTTGTCATCTATTATTTCACCAAGTTTCATCAAGCCATTTGCAAGAGCAAGAACACCTGCAGCAGAACCTCCAAGTGCTAAAGATAAAGAATCTAGGTCTTTTACAAGTCTTGTAATATTTCTTGCTAAAAGTGTTATTTGTTTGTTTAAACCTGCTTCACCTATTTGTACTTGAAACTCGTCTACTGCATCTGATAAGTTTGAGAAAGCACCAGATATTGTATTAGCTCTTTCCTCAATCGCACCTGCAAATCTCTCTCTTCCTATTTTTCTAAGGAATTCAGTGATAGCTTCACCACTTCTTTCAATAGTTTCTGTTTGACCTTCAAAGGTTGCTCGTATCTTATCTCCCTCTAATCTGGCAACGACACCAAATCGCTTGAGCATTTCCATCTCGCCAGTGGTGGCATTGAAAGTAGCTTGTGCAAGGTCTGTGATACTTTTACCCATACCTGCAGCAAAGTTACCAAAGTCTCTTAATGCATCTTCACTAGGTTTTACTCCTGCTTGGAATAGGGTTATAAATGCTTGTGCAACTTCATCAACTTGGAATGTGGTTTGAGCAGTAAACTTTCTAATAAGTGCAAACGAAGCAGATGCAGCTTCTGCACCACCTACAACTGCTCTGAGTGTTGCTTCTAAATCTTCAAACTTCCTGTTGGTATCTACTATAGATTTAGCTAAAACAGCAACACCAATACCAGAAGCAAGTTGCATGAAACCTTTTTGTAACTTGTCTGTTTGCTTTTTTGTCTTACCTAGTTTGCTATTGACTTTATCAAACTCTTTACGGAGTTGCTTGGTCTCTGCTCTGATTTCAACAATGAGCTTATCAATTGGTGTAGCCATTAGTCTGGGTATAACTCCATAAGTTCTTGTAATCTATCTTGGTTCATAGGGTCGCTATCAGTTGTATCTGCTGTATTAAATTCTTTGAAACCTTCTATGGCTAGATAAACTTCGGATAGTGATAAGCTCCAAAACTCTTTTGGAGATATTCCAATCATGCCAACACAGACTTGAAAGAATCTTGGGATTGGCAGAGTTTCCACCTTTACTCCACCTTTTCTGACTTTCCCTCGTCTGTTTCTTCCTCTGAATTACCAGTTAAGGTTGTTGTTAATAACTGTGCGACTGCAGTTATTGATTCTAAATAGGATTCACCGATCATATTTTTTACATCAAGTTCTGATACATCATTACCTCCACCTCTAAGTCCGTTGTATAAAACAATAAGAACCTGAGAAACAGTAATCCCTTCATTCATGCTCATATCTTGTGCAAGTTTTATAATGCTTTTGCTTGTAGCATCCTCAATACGCATAATTGCATCTATATTGAGTCTAGCTTTGTATTCTTTACCTGCTAGTGTAAGTTTGTGTTCACCCTTTAACTTGTTTACTGTCATCTGACTTTTTCTCCTTAGATTTACTTGCCTTTGCAAGTTTTACTTTTAAAACATTATCTCTTGTGTCAACTACAGTTTCTAAAACCTTGACATCCTTCCCATCTATATTAATAGAATCGCCTACTTCAAGATCATTACTTAATATAAGTTCATCACCAATAAGAAGACCATCAAGGTTTTCTTTACCAACTTTAATTTTTACTTCAGGCATTTTACACTGCTGCAAATGTTATGTAACCTGCAGATTCAAATGAGAATGAGTAGGTTGCTTCACCATTAAACTCTCCTGCAAACTCCATACTTGCAATCATAAAAGCACCAGTATATGTTCCTAAATCTGGAATTAAAAATTGAAAGTTTTTAAAAGCAGGTGTTTGTGCAGATGAGCCATCAGATGTATTTTGTTGTGCAGAAAATGTAGTTCTTACAAGTGCTTCTGCTGTAGAATCTGTAAAGACTCCTGAACCACTAATAGAAATACTATTAACTCCTGCACCTGCTAATAAAGTTCGTGTTCCTGCACTGTCTTTATTAGTAATATCTACTGCTTCATCATTGAGTGTGATTGAAGTTGATCTAAGACCACCAATAGTTACAAATGTTGAACCAGAGGTGTTTATCTTCATCAAGACATCTTTACCTTTTTGTGCTGCCATTTTTATCTCCTAAAAAATATATTAGCTTCCTAATATTATTGCTCGGAATCGCATGACTCCATGTCTAGTTACACCATCTGGGTCTCTTAGTATATCAGAAAACTCAAATCTTAAATTTATAAGATTAAATCCACTGACACTTAAACTACTATCATGCAATAAATCGTGAACTCTGTCCATAATTTCCTTTGTTTGCTTTGCTCCCTTGTATTGTGACCAAACGTGTATATTGATTGTAAATTCACCACCATCAAGGTCTTTTGTGCTGTAATCAACTGCTGTTTCTTCCCCAATTGAAACAAATGGATATGTTGCATTCTCTAACACCTCATCAAACACACCTGCTCCAAGTGTATTTGTAAGTGTATTGTCATTGTTGAGTGTACTAAAAATTGTGGATTGTAATGCAAATTGACCAATGCTCATTTAATTACACCTTCTTGTTTAAATATATTTATAATCTTTTTTTTGTTTTTTTCTAATGCAGGTTGCATAAATGGTCTAGGTTGTATTTCAACTGTTCCAAACTCTAAAAATTTTGAATATGGTGCAGAAGAAATAATTTGACCAACTACAGAACCATCGGTTTCTGTTTTAACATTCATAGATATATTAGCCACAAGAAAACCTGTATCACTTGCAGGTGCTTCACCTTCTTTAGAAGCTCTATGTATTCTTCTAGGATTATATTTTTGATATTCAATACCACTTTTACCACCTGCTGTAATACTTTCTTGTGCTGTTCCTTTTACAAGCATGACCCCACGACCAACAGCTTTTTTTGCGTTTTTGGATGGATTTTGGTTTAAATATTTATCTAATTGCTTTTGGAAGGACTTCATGTTCTTTATTGTCATGTAGCCACCCCTTCTTCACACATCAATTTTAAATATCGGTTTCTTTGGTCAATGTCTATGATTGATCTTATGTTAAAAAGTTTGTTGTTAAAACTAATCCGTGATGCGTTAGTTATATCGGTTCTATAACGTATTGTAATCTCGTGTGTGACACTCCCAATCAACTTCCCTTGTTTGTATACCTCTTTACCACTTTTAGGCACTACATTAGCGTATACGGAAGCGATGGTGCTGAATCCTGAACTAATCCCACCACCTGCATCTCTGGATGTTCCTTGTCCTTGAAGAGTTATGAAGTGTCTAAACTTGCCAAGACCTGCCATTATCCTAGTTGCATGATCTTAGAACTGCCTAGACCAGAATAAACTACATAAGGTGCTAGAAGCGTTCTTACAGTATTTGGAATACCTTCTCGTTGTTGTAGATAATCAATACCATCACCTCTTTGCTCATAAAGAAAAGCCACTATCTGTAGTAGAGCAATCTTTATAGGTGCAGGAACAGAACTAGCATCAGCGTAACCTGTTACATATTGAACCTCTATCGCATTTGCTACTCTTAAAGCAGTTGGAAATGTTTCACCAGTCCTTAGAACTAATCTGGCAGGTTGCCTTGCATTATCTAAATAATATTTGGAACTAGCAAAAGTGGTAGCTGTATCACTATCATCATAAGCTTTTACATGACTAATTGCAGTGACCTCTGGAAAAGGTAAATCAATAAAATTTTTATGATAATTTAAGTCTGCTCCTGTTCTAATCCCATCAAATAAAGGTTCTCTATAAACATCTATGGAGTCTATAAACAGTCTCATAGTTTGCGTGATAATGGCTCTGCTCATGTGTTCTTCTGCAATTTTTCTTGCAGTAACAATTAATGATGTAATTAACGCATCATCACCACTATCAGTGACTCTTAAATAAGATTTAGTTTCTGATTGTGATAAAGGTTCTGAAGCAGGTTCAGTATGGACAACAAGACCTGCCATATTACCCTCTAATTAGATTTTTTCTTATCTGCCTTTGTATCTACAGCTACACTATTATCAGATTGCATTTCATTAATTTGTAATGCTAATAATCTAATTTGGTGTTGTAAGTTAGCAATCTCTTGCTGTGCTTGTAAATATAAAGACTCAAAGTTTACTTGTGAATTTTGTGTATTGTCGTCTGACATATCTTTCTCCTGTTAATTAAAAAGTTTATCTATGAACAATCCGATCATAGCAGTAACTATTAAACCATATTGTCCGTAAATTAAATACTCTAATTTATCAAATCTTTTAGAACCACTATCAAAGCGTTTGTCTATATTTTCAAAGCGTATTGCACACTCTTTTTCAAATGCTTCAATGGTGCTAATTGTGTTTGGTCTAGCCATTAGCTACTTTTCTTTTTAGTAGTCTTTTTAGCTGTTGTTTTTTTCTTTGTTGTCTTCTTTGGTGCTTTGCCACCTTCCCATGCTTCATTAATATCTGGGGTTGATGGGTCATCACCTTTTAATTGACCTTTTTTGTTTCTTGCTCTTTTTGGCTTCGCTTCTGCTTCTAAGTCTGCAGTTTCCTCTGGTGCATCTACTTTAACTTCCATTGCCCAACCATTTTGTACAAAAGTTTCCATATTTGCTTTCATTACATCGTTATCTGCATCTACTATTGAATCTGCTTGCATTAACTCTACATGCAATCCATCTTCATCAATTGCACATGGTTTTGGAACTATGATTTTATATTTTTTTGCCATTTTAAATCCTCTTTAAAGTGGGGAGGTTTTATCCTCCCCTAGTATTCATCAATTATGCAGTTGATAAACTATCTGCATCAGTGTTGTGTCTTGGACTTCCTTTGATAATACTTGCAGCTAACGGAGTACCATTAGAGTGTGAACCTGTAAAATCGGCTACTACTCTAAGATATCTTTTTCCACCAACATAACCAATTGAGGTTACTTGTGGAGTTTCTGCATTTGCATCTAAAGTTAAGAAAATTCCATTAGAATCAACAGAACCATCAGTCACATGCAATGCACTTGTAACTGCTGTATAAGTTGAGTCATCATCTGAATCTTCTAGTTTAAAGTCAATTTTTACTGATGATGAAAGAGTATCTCCTTCTACACCAGTATCAACAACTGCTGTTGCAGATTCAAAAAACTGCAAATCTACACCAGTGCCATTAGTATCACTTGTACCAACAACAGGTGCGATTGATTGTGCAATACTTATATTATTTGCTAAATCTTTCATAATTTACCCCTCGCTTACGCTGATACTTTTTGTTTAACTATTGCTTCTGCTTGAACGACCTGTCCACCAACTCTTCTTCTAGCAATGTATCTTACATTACCAGTAGTAGCTTGTGTGAATGGGTCTCTTAGAACTGCAAGTGCAACTCTATCTACAATCAGATAACCTCTGTTGAAGTCTCCAAATGCTATAGGGAATGCATTTGCACCTACATTTGGCATATCTGTAGCTTCCACATAAGGATAACCAAGAATGGTGTTAGGAACACCAGAAATAAGGTTCATCCCTGCTTGGAATACATATTGTCCTGCTGTATCTTTCAATTTTCTAATATCAGCTAATGTGTTTCTGTTTAGAACAAAAGTAGCATTAGATGCATATTCAGATTTAATTGAATGAACCAATGATAAAAGACCATCTGCTAATAAAGCTGTGCCATTTCCTGAATTAACAGAAGATACACTGCTATTAGTCATAAATCCTTCTGGTTTACCAACAGCGTTACCACTCACAAATGCAGCACCTTCAGCTTTTGCAAATTGTGTACTAAATTCAGATTGCATTTCTGCTTCTAAGTCAAAGACTGAATCTTCTAAGTCTTGTTCAGAAATGTCCACTAAAGCGTAATGCTCATGTGCAGGGATTTCTTCAAGACCTACTTGATATCCAGTAGTCTCTGATCTTGTTCCACTTTCAGCAACCCATTCTGCAGAGAATGTACCTGTTCTTTTTGGAACTTGGATACTTCTTGCACCTGTGCTTCTTACTCTAGCAATACTTCTAATAGGTGAAATCTCTGTTACTGTTTTTAACAGTTCTCTCACATATTCTGGTGGTGCTAAATAACCACCTGTTGAATCATTACTTACTGTAAGTGCTTTCTTTTCTGCATCTGTTAAAGCATCAAAACCTTTTCTGCAATACGCATCAAAAGTTTGTAAACTTTCGTCAATGGATTTTGTATCAAAACCAGAGTTAGGTCTTTTTAGAACTGTTTCTAGCTTATCAAGTTGTCCCTTAACGTCAGTTGCATTTTGCTCTGCAACAGTCATTTTTTGATTTAAGTCTTCATAAGAATCAAGTTTG